GTAGTAGTTGGGAACGTAAGTTCTGTAGATACTGTGACCTAACTGAGAATATTGTAGCATGGGCTTCTGAAGAGATAAGTATCCCTTACCTGTCTCCTGTAGATAAAAGACCTCATAGATACTACCCAGACTTTCTAATGAAGGTAAGAGAAAGTAATGGCAGCATCAAAACATATGTGGTTGAGGTGAAACCAAAGAAGCAAACCAAACCACCAAAGAAAAAAACCAGAGTGACTAAATCATACCTGTATGAACTTACAACCTATGCTATCAACCAAGCTAAATGGAAGGCAGCACAAGAGTATTGTCTAGACAGAAGAATTGAATTTAAACTGATCACAGAAGATGAATTAGGTATTAAGTAATGTCAGAAAGAACTAAAGAACTTCAAGAACAAATTGAAGGACTGAATAATGCTGATGACATTATGATGAACATCATGGAGGTGTTCACTCAAACTGATATAGTTCCTGATGCAGGTAACTATTATACTTTTGTATATCATGCTAAGACTCCTGGTGTTTATGATGAGTTCCCTCTAGTTGCTGTTACCTATGTTGATAGATGGGGGTTCAGCGGAATTAACTTTCATTGGGGTACATCAAGGAACTATACTTGGCAAGAAATTGTGGGAAGACTACATGCAATACAGAATGATGAGATAGATTACATGCGTTCATTACATTATGCAAACTTTAAGACTAAATAACTAAAAAGATATTAATGGCAACAATTCAAAGCGAGCTTTTTCTTCTAGACGGCAACTCTTTCTACACTGAGACTGAAGGAGAAACTGCTACGGTAGTAAGGAGTAGCGTAGGAAGTAAGATTACACAAACAGAGAAAGATGTTGCTGGAGGATTTTATAATAGTAGTAAAGATGAAATACAAAGTGCTCAGATATATAATTTAAATTTTGGTGCTAATTATATCAATCAATTAGGAGCAAGTGATGCATGGATGTCTAAAGCATTAAGTGATCCAACCTATAAGAAAGTATTTAAAAAAGCAACAGGAAAGAGTGGTGCTAACATAAACAAAGAAGCTGATAAAGAAGACTCAAAAAATTGGGAGTTGTCTCAAAATAATACAGATGCTAATGGAAGATCTACCACTTCAAATTTAGGTATAGTTCTAAGATATCCTTTAAGTGAAAGTAGGCAAGTAAGATATGATTACCTACAGGTAGCTGCATATGAACATAAACCTAATAAATTTTCTGATGCTGGTGCTGGATTTAGAGATGCAGATGAAAGAATAGGAGGTACTAGTAAAGGAAGAGTATTCCTTCCAATGCAACCAGGAATTTCAGAAGGAAACAACGTTGGATGGGGAGATGGAACAGCAAATCCATTTGAAGCTGCAGCATTTGGGGTGGCTCAAAAAGGTATTACTGGATTGGGACAAGCAAAGGACGTTAAAGGGGGAATAGATGCTGCTAAAGCTATGATGGCTGGAGGACTAGAAGAAGTTAAAAATCTTGGAAGTGGTATAGATACCAATGATATTGCATCTTACTTTGCAGGACAAGCAATAGGAAACCAAGGACTCTTTACTCGTGGAACTGGTAAGGTATTGAATCCTAACCTAGAACTTTTATTTACTGGTCCCAATCTAAGAACTTTTAATTATAGATTTCAATTCACACCTAGAGAAGAAAGGGAAGCATTAGAAATTAAAAGAATTATTAAATTCTTTAAGATAAATATGGCTGTTAAAAGAGAAGAAAGTAATTTATTCTTAAAGACTCCTAATGTATTTAAATTAAAATACATATTTAAAAATGGAGATCAACATCCATTCTTAAATAAAATTAAGATGTGCGCTCTAAAAGATTTCACTATAGACTACACTCCTGATGGTTCATACATGACATATGATGATGGTTCTATGACTTCTTATAATGTTGGCCTAACCTTTGGAGAACTTAATCCAATATATGATACTGACTTTGAAAAAGATAATGATACAAACGATATGGGATTCTAACAATGCCAAAGCCTTATTTTAAACAAGTACCAAACTTAGAATACATTAATAGAACTGCTGGAAATAATGACATTTCCAACTATATTAATGTAAAAAATTTATTTAAAAGAGGAAGGTTGCGTCCTGATCTCATTGGCAATCTAAACTACTTTAGTAAGTATAAAATTATTGGTGATGAAAGACCTGACAATGTAGCATTTAAAGAATACAAAGACTCTTCTTTAGATTGGGTTGTTCTTTTGGCTAATAATATTTTAAACGTTCAATCAGAATGGCCATTACCTCAGAACGCACTAGATGAAATCCTTCTAGAAAAATATGGAACTTATCAAAAATTATATCAAGAGATTCATCACTATGAAACTGTAGAAATTAAAAACTCTAGAGGTGGAATAGTATTACCT